GCCCGATCGTGTTAAACCTCTTCCAAGTGTTTTAGCGGATCAAATAGAATGTCAAACTCCTACGGGAAGATGTATAATGTTTCCAGGGTGGCTCCATCATGGAGTTACTCAAAATAACAGTAAACTTAAAGGAGAAAAAGGGTGGAGAATCTCTGTGGCTTTTAATGTGATAGCCATTAATAAATGAGTTTTGAAAAGAAAAAGTATCAAACGGTTCGTCAAGCTATCTCTTCCGAGTTAGCGGATTTTATCTATCGCTATTTTTCTCTTCAAGAGACTTCAGCCAAATGGCTTATTGAGAATCAAAAGATTCCTCTTAAAAATCCCTTGATTGGAATTTGGGATCATCCTCAAGTGCCTGGATGTTATACTAGATATGGAGACTGCGCGATGGACACACTCTTAACTCAGCTTCATCCTTTAATGCAAAAAATAACAGGTTATAAACTTGTGCCAACTTATTCTTTTGCAAGAATTTATAACAAAGGAGATGTCCTCTATCGTCATGCCGATCGAGACAGTTGCGAGATCTCTTGCACCCTTCATTTAGGAGGAGATCCTTGGCCCTTATGGATTGATCCGACAGGAGAACAAAGTGTAATGGAGGGATTCGCTTCCACCACGATAGTTAAAAAAAATGCTCCCAAAGGAATTTGTGTTAATCTTAAGCCCGGAGACTTATTCATTTATAGTGGTTGTATTATGGAACATTGGCGAGATGCTTTTGAAGGAAAAAAATGTGGTCAAGTTTTTCTTCACTATAATAATGTAGATGGTCCTTTTGGTACAGAAAATTTATTTGATGGACGTCCTATGCTAGGATTTGATAAAGCGGTATTAGAATGAAGATTCATAAAATTCCTATCCAAAGTGAAATGCGGGTATATGAAGATAACTTAAACTATCTTCCGGATTTTAAAACTTTTAATCAAGAATTAAAAAAAGAAATCCTTAAGTGTGGAGACCAACAAAAACAACAGACGGCTGTCGTTGGCAGCATGACCTATTGGGACATGCAAAATCGTTCTGAAAATTTTAGAAAATTATTAAAGATTATTGGGGATAAATTATATAAACTTATTGATTTACGCACGAGTGATGGGTTTGTTCAATTAGTTTGTATGGATATGTGGGGTGTCATCCATCGTAAGGGAGAATGGACCAAGCATCATACCCATCTTGGTAATCAGTATTCTTTTGCTTATTATATCCAGGCCCCTAAAAACTGTTCACCGATTGTTTATAGTGCTCCTGGATCCCTAGAAGTTCATCCGACAAACGGTACGTTGCTTCTCTGGGAAAGTGGTTATACCCATCACACTTATAAGAATAAAACCGAGAAACTAAGGATCATGATTTCTGGAAACCTAGGATGGAAAACGAATGTAACTGGTTGATATCCTCAAAAATATAGTATAATTTGTTCTGAAACGGATTTTCTATGCTACACAAAATCAGGCTAATACCAGGATTAGATAAACAATCCTCAGATACAGGAGCAGAAGGTAAATGGGTTAATGCAGATTATGCCCGTTTTCGTTATGGCTTTCCTGAAAAAATAGGAGGATGGGAACAACTAGTTAGTGATAACTTAATTGGTGCAGGTCGAGATCAACATACTTGGGTCGATCTAGCAGGTAATAAGTACGCAGCGATTGGAACCAATAAGTGCCTTTACATTTATTTTGAAGGAGAAGTCTATGATATCACTCCTCTCGACAGCTCTCGTCAACAAACTGGGGCAACCTTTACTTTTGATGGCACAACCTCGGTTACTCTTACAACATCCACGGCTCACGGAGCAGAAGCTGGAGATATTATTCTTTTGGATACTGTTACAGGAGTCACAGCTTTAGGGATAGGTTTTACAGACGCAGATTTTGAAGGCATTCTTTTTGAGGTTACAACCGTTCCCACAGCTACCACTTTAACAGTTACCATGTCTAGTGCTGCTTCAGGATCAGCGAGTGGCGGAACGACGACCATTAATTTTTATTATGTGATTGGTCCCCTTATTCAAACTTATGGTTATGGTTGGGGTACTAATACTTTTGGTGGAACCACGACTCCGACTATTTCTACAACGTTAAATGGAGCATTGCTTAATGACACCTATGGAACAGGAGGATCGGGTACCGATATTGTTTTAACCGATGCTAGTTCTTTTACTTCCTCAGGTACTATTCTTGTTGAGTCTGAATTAATTACCTATACAGGTATCACCAGCAATACTTTAAATGGAATTACCCGAGCGACTAATGGAACCTCAAGTGCTGCTCATAGTGATGGCACCACAACTTATGATGCTACCACTTATGTAGGATGGGGCAGCGCAAGTGCTTCCTCTAACATTATTATCGAACCTGCGCAATGGAGACTGCTTAACTATGGGGAAAATTTATTAGCCCTTATTCATAACAAAACAATTTTTCAATGGGAACCTTCTCTTCCTAACTTAAGTGTAAGAGCTGTATTAGTAAGCGGAACTGAAGTTCCAACAGCTTCAAGAGATATGGTTCTCTCGACTCCTGATCGTCATTTAATCTGTATTGGAACTGAAACAACTTTACAAAGTGAATCTACACAAGACGATATGTTTGTTCGTTGGTCTGATCAGAATTCAATAACTACTTGGACACCAACAGCAACCAACACGGCTGGAAGTCAAAGACTTGCCGATGGATCTAAATTAATGGGAGGGATTGTAGGCAGGACGGCCGTTTATATTTGGTCGGATACTGCCATGTATACTATGAAATTTATTGGACCTCCTTTAACATTTGGTTTTCAACAGGTAGGAACTAATTGTGGAATGTCCAGTCAACACGCAGCAGCTGAAGTTAACGGTATTGCCTATTGGATGGGACCTACAGGATTTTATAGTTTTAATGGAGGTCGTGTAGAATTAATGCCTTGTCTAGTAGAAGATTATGTCTTTGAAGATATTAATGCTGATGCTAATCAACAAATTCATGTCGCTGTTAATGCTTTGTTTGGAGAGATCACTTGGTTTTATCCAAGTAGTGGTTCAGATTATGTTGATCGATCGGTAACCTATAATTATCTAGATTCATCTCCTCAAAATCCCATCTGGTATACTTCTTCTTTAGCTCGTTCAACGTGGAGCATTGAAGGTGTTTTTAATAAACCTTATGCAACTGAATTTAAAGCTGGTATAGCTCCGACAAAGCCTACAGTCGTAGGCATCTCTAATGGAGCCAGTTATTATTGGCAACAAGAAAAAGGAACCGATGAAGTATTTTCTAGTGGTACAACGAACGCTATCTCTGCGAGTGTTGAATCAGGAGACTATGATATTGGTACTCAAGGGATTGAAGGCCCTATTGGTGGTGAGTTTATGATGAGAATTAGCAGGATCATTCCTGACTTTGGAACCCAAACTGGAACGACTAAAGTTTATTTAAACACTAAAGCATTTCCAAGTAGTTCTGCAACTTCGACTTCTTATAATGCTACTACCTCTACTACTCAAATCTTTACTCGTGCAAGAGCTCGACAGATTGCTCTTAAAATCGGCAATGTAGATACAGGGCAAACATGGAGGATGGGAACTTTTAGATTAGATATTCATCCAGGGGGCAGAAGATAAAATGGAAAATTTTTTACGCCTCGTATGTATATCCTATATTTTAATGGAGGAATATGGCAAAGATTAGTGAAGTTATAGCTACGATTTTAGGGCCTGATTTTGATTCGATGAACGTTCAAGCATTAGCCGATAATGTGGGATCCGTCGTCCAAAAACTTAACACCACTTACCAACAACAATTAACCGATGAATACGAAGCCTTTACTTTATTCATCACTTAGGCTAAATTAAGGAAAAGAAGAAATGGCAAATACATATAGAAATATTTGGAAGGCTGACGCCACCACAAACATTATAAGCGTCTATACCTGTCCTGCAGAAACGGTCGCTTTAGTTAAATCTATATCCGTTTATAATACCCATGCTTCTTCAACTCCGGATTGGACACTCACGGTGACACAGGGTAGTACCTCTACTGATTTTATTTATAAAGTCATAGCTAGTGTTCCAGCTAAAGGTAAAAAAGAATTTTTAGAAGGAGACGAAAGCACTCTTTTAGTTTTAGAAGAGAGTGATGTTTTAAAATTTACAACCACAGCGACTTCTGCTAATATATCAGTCAGTGTGATGCAACAGGATAGAACATAATGCCTTTTAAAGAATCAGGATCAGTCGTAGACTATATTGAAATAGATGGTAAAAAAGTTCCACGTTATCGATGTGAAACTGAAGTTACTTTAACCAATACACAAACTAAAAAAGAATACAACTCAGATAAAGAAGCAGAGGACGACGTGAAAGACCCTAATACAGCTACAAAGAAAGAGCATATTAGAAGAGATATTAAAGTCACCGTCCCTAAAATGGTTATGGGGAGCGGAACTTTAAAAGATGAATCCTAAAGGAGGAACCGAATTACAGTTCGATGAACTTAAGAAAAGACTTCCTCCACACTACTGGAAAAAAATTAATCTTACGACATCGGTCCCCGAAAAAACTCCCCTTCAAAAAGGGAAACTCAATATTTTATGGTTGAAAAACTCTCATGATCAACCCAACATTGAGCCCTGGTTTTCGAAACCGGAGAATCATCATAAATACGATTGGTATATTTTTAATTCTCATTGGAATTTTGAAAAGTATAGGCTTTACTTTAATCTTCCTACTAGTCGTTGTCGTGTCATTAAGAATGCATTACCTCAAGTTAAATGGCTTCAACGATCTCGATACCAAGCAGATAAACCATTAAGACTTATTCATGTCTCTACGCCATGGAGAGGATTAAATATTCTTTTAGCAGCAATGCATCATCTCCTTGACGAAGAAATTCAACTTGATGTTTATAGTTCTACTCAACTTTATGGAGATCAATTTAAAAAAGCCAATGATAAACATTATGAATCTCTTTATGAACATGCCCGGAAAATGGATAATGTAAATTACATTGGTTACAAACCTAATCTAGAAGTTATTGATGCGATGCAAGGTAGTCATGTCTTTGCTTACCCCTGCATCTGGGAAGAGACTTCATGCATCTCCGCTATTGAAGCTATGGCAGCAGGTAATATTCCACTCGTTACTAACTTTGGAGCTTTGCCTGAAACTTGTGGAGACTATGGATATTACGTCAATTATGATACCAACCCTAAAAAACTCGCTGAAGAATTCGCCGCTCATGTACTTTATATTAAAAGAATTTTACCCACCGATGCCATCCAACAACGTCTAGAAAATCAACGTCAGCATTTTGCTCATTTCTATTCTTGGAATGAACGTATTAAAGAATGGATGGCTTTTTTAAATAATGCACTACAATACAAAGGAATTTCTCATGAAGATGAATGATGGACTTTTAACCGAAGATAAATTTAAAGAAGAGGTAAAACTCTTTCCTCAAAATACAATCAATGGAACTACGTTAGTTGATAAACCTACTCAGAATATTATTCCCAATAGTTTATTTGTAGTTACCCCTTGTATGGGAACGTTAATGCTGTCGTATGTTAAATCAGTTTTAGAACTTCAAGCGATCTGTTTTCACAAGGAAATTTTTACTAAATTTCATATGGTTCAATCCTCCCTGGTTACTCAAGGAAGAAACTTGTGTGTTCAAGCTTTCCTTAACTCTCACTGCTCTCATATGTTATTTGTAGATTCTGACATTGAATTTGATCCACCCTCTATTCTCACGATGATGAACCATAATAAAGATATTATTCTGACTCCTTACCCTATGAAAATTTTTGACTGGGATAAGGCTAGGATATTAACGTCTAAATCAGGGAAACCCGTAGAAGAATGTCCTCATTATTTCTGTCTAGAATTTCCTGATAAAAATAAAATTGAAAGTAAAGGTGGACTATGTGAAATTGTTAAAGGACCTGCAGGCTGCATGCTTATTAAAAGAGAAGTCTTTGAAAAGATGA